CGTAAGTGTTTCCAACGTTTGCTTGTGTAATCCATGGCAAATAAAAAATGCCGAGCCTCCCGGTATGGGAGACTCGGCATCTTGCCGTCCGGCTATCACCTCGGATGTAAAACAAAAACGCCGATCGACTCCCACACTGTGAGATATCAATCGGCGCTGACTCTGGCTCTGGCCTGACGGCACTGGCTCTGGTTCTGGCTCATATTCACGATCGTTTCGCGCCTGCAATGCTTGCAGTACAGAGGGAAATCAACAAGCGCGGTCGTCGGTAAAATCTTGACCTGCGTCGCGTGCCCGCATTTCGGACAAACGATCTTGTTTCCCTGTAAATCAAGTTTAGCACAAGGCTGTCCGGTATGCAACTGTTTTTGCAAAAAAAGTTCGCTCCTCTCGTAAGATATAGTAAAGACCCAAGTTATTAAAGGCTCACGCCTTTCGCTTTTCCCTGTTTCGCCAGGGAAGTTTGTAGTCCACATAATAATAGCTGCCGAACTTGTTTTCCTTCGCCTCGGGCTCTACGTCAAAGGCCTCTTTCGGTGGCACAGGCCGGTAGTTGTCCGGGACTTTTTCGACAGTGATGCGTGGTTTTTCAAGGTTCCGTGATGGCGTCCACAATCGGTCGCCCACATACTCCCGTCCGTGCTGCATCGGCTCCTTAGTCAGATACTTCGCCAAGCCAACAAAGCCGAGCTTGCCGACGGGCTCCCAGTTGATATCTCCATCCGGCCAGAGCTTGCGGAGCACTTCCGTCTCGCCGGGATAGTGATTGAGGATGATGTGGTGGTGCAGACGCTTGTCCCCGTGCCGGCCTTCGGTGGTGTACAGATATTTGTAAGGTCGGCCGAAGGCTTTGCGGCTCTCGCGCAGCTGGCGGTTAAAAAGCTTCACCCGCTTCTGTGCGGCGAAGGTGTTTGGCGGCTTGTGTTCCTCGTCGTAGGTGAGCGTCAGCAGCCAATCTGAATACGTGAAGTTCGCGGCGATCAGAAACGCAAGCCGCTCGTAGGCGTGCCGGATGTTGAGCTTTTCGCGGATGGTTGTCTGCGGCAGGCTCTTCGGCGCTCTGCCTCGTCGTTTGGCAAGTGGCTCTGTGAAGACGCATTCGCGGCACAGGACGGATGTTTTCATTGAGACAAGGTAGCTCATGCGTCACCGCCTTCTTGCATATGCTTGAGTTCCAGCTCCATAACAATCCGCTGCCCGTTCTCGGATTCTGCCAGCGCGGCGGACAGGATCTCAGCAACCGTCAGTCGCCCGGTTTGGTTCCGGCCTCGGTCTACCTCCTGAAACACAATGAGATCGCCGTGCCTGATCTGCTCAAGACTTGGCAAAGGCAGGCAAACATACCGCAAATAATTTACTTTCTGCATTTTACGAAACAGTTCTTCCTTTGCAAATTTCTGATAAACCATATAGCCTCCTTATCATGTTATCGTCGGGGCCCGGAGCCCGGGCCCCTTATATCCTCCCGGCGTTCCCCGCGCAGCCCGTCATGGCAGCAGGCCGCGCCACAAGTCCAGATCATTTTTTCTTGCGCCGGGGTGATACCTTCTTGTAATTGAATTCTCTGATATGCGGGTTGCGCTCGCGGAACGGGACAAAGTGCGCGCCGCAGGCCTTGCGCAAGATCGCGTCCAGCCGTTCTTGCAGCCAGTCTGCCTCCGGACCGCAGCCGTATGCGCCGTCAAATTCCGCGTCCAACTCGGACACGCGGCACGCCAGACGGTAAAGCCGCTCTTCGCCGAAGCCCTCCTGCGCGAGCGCCGCGAGGAACATGTCGGAGACTTTCTGCATACCCGCCTCCACGCCGATCTCCATCGCCGCCCGCCCCACGGCGTCCAGCTGATCAATGTATTTCATCTAACGCCCTCGCAAGGTCGGCCATTGCAACACTCATCGCATTAAAGGCCGATGCTGCCGTATTGATAGCCAACGAGGTTCGCGCGAGTGTATACACAAAATCGCGATTTCTGGCAATGCAGTTTGCTCCATTACGCGACATGCCGAGCCTGCCCATGTAGAGTTTTACAAATCGTTTTCGCGTCATCGGTATTCCTCCTGATCTTTAGGCGGGATCATTGTCCAGCCCCGATCGCGCAGCGTTTTAACAGTCTTGCCGGTTGTGTAAGCAGCCCCAATGATAAAAAAGATAAGGGAATCCGCCAGAAGCAGCAGCACGACCAACACAATTACGAGCACACTCACGTCCGCACACCTCCATCCATCTTCGCGCCACATAGTCTGCAATAATAGCTGTCGTTAGATTCTGCGTTGCCGCATTCACTACAAGTGAATACACCGTCATCATGGAGAATCCACCGCCCATGCACCACCTCCGCAACGTCGGCGGCGGGCACGAGGTTTTTGTCATTCAGCACACGTCGTACAAAAGCCTTGTACTTTTCCGGCAGGTTCCCGCCGCAAAGCTCAAATTCAACCTTGCCACGTCGGACATAATCAGCCATCGTCGTCACCTCCTATCATTCTTCTGCGTCTGGCCACATAAGCGCCTGTACCAGCGATCCCCGGCAGTTCAGGCAGAGCCAGTACTCGCTGTATTCTGCCTGCAAAATTCCATCACGGTATAGTGCTTTTGGTAGTTTGAGCTTTACGACGCGCCCGACGTTGTGACAGGCGGCGCACGTGCAGGTGCTGGTCTCAGTCACCTTTGCCCGGAACTCCACTTCGCGCCGGATATAATCAGTCATCATTTACCCTCCGGTTCCACGCAGCTGCGATTTCAATCCTTGTCATAACAGGACTTGTGGCGATAAACGCCCCTCCGCACTGTTTACACTTTATCGTACAGGTTGTGCCCAAAAACGCTGCCTCTCCGCCGCAAAACGGGCACGGTTTCAGTTCAGCCATCGTCCCGCACCTCCACGCCAGCCTCGTCCAGCAGGTCAGAAAGATCGGTGTCCACGCTGCTGCCAATAAAGTCGCCATTTTCGTCGTAGTGGTTATACTCCGTGGTCGGTCGGGATTCTATCCCTGCAAACTCTTTTAAAAGTCTCAGATATTCGTCGTTATCGATGAGCAGAGCCTGATAGAGTTGTCTCAACTGCGCTTTGGTTATGCACTTAGCCATCCTTCTTGCCCTCCATCTGTTCAAAGTAAAACGTGATCGGTTTCTCATGCTCGACAACGTTGCCGTAAGCAACTCCCACCTTGTAGATGTAGTTTTCTCGGAGCTTTCTGGGAATTTCCGCGATATAGCGCCGGAACGTTTCCAGAGAATTTGCCCGCTTGTAGTGGTTGCACATTCGGCATGACGGCATAAGGTTGGAAATATCGTCCGTCCCTGCGTCTTCGGCGTTCCATGCACGTTGCGGCTTGAAATGATCGACTTGCATATCCTTGATGTCGATAGCTCGTCCACAATAGGCACAGTGACCGTCATACTTCGCATAGACCGCTTCCCGTTTTTTCTTACTGAAACTCACTTTGCAGCCTCCATTTCCTGCAAAGCCTTCTCGGCTTCTACGCGGCTCAAAAATACGGTCTTGCCGAGGCAGGCATCGGTTCGGAACCCACCGTGCGAAATCGTGCTTTTCAGAAAAACAAACGTCCCTTTTCGGTTCACCTGGATTCGGTACACATGGCAGCCGGTGATCACCCCGTTATGGACCCAATACGCCATATCTCCCACCTTGCACGGCAGAATCAGGACGCGCCCGTCCTTGTCGGCTTTCATCAGCTCCACCATTCGTGAGATGGAGTAATCATAGCCGGAAAGCGTTTCCTCTATCTCTCGCGCCTCGGCGCACGCCTGCGGGGATAATCCCGCATCTTCGTAAGCCTTGAGCCTTTCCCAAACCAGCCTCTGCGTGCAGGTGCCGTCCTGCCGGCACGCCGAGTCTCGGCACTGCGCAATGTCGCAGAAGTTTCCTTCAAATGTCAGTCGCTCCAATTCTCCATCTCCTTCCCGACGTATTCACAATATGCTTTCTCAAGGCGCGCGCCTGCGCTGTCCTTCGCGTCTGGCAGGAAAACGACCAAGTCCGCTACGTCGATCATCGCCATACAAATGCGCATATAGTCCGCAGCCTCCATCCCCTCCGGCAGCTCCGCCGGATTCAGCACGATGTTCCCACACATCCGCAACCCCACTGCCGCCCTTTGAAATTTCGCCTGACACCCCTGATCGCCCGTGATTTTACCGGCGATGTAAATCTTCATGCTTTTCCATCCTTTCCCGGCAGCGGCACCATATGGCATTTATCTGCCGCAAATTCTGCGACATAGAGCAGCGCAGTGCAGGCAAGCAGGATGTCGGCCATGAGCTCTTGCGCATCTTGCTCTCCAAGCCCATCGAAATTTTTCTTCTGCAGGTACTCTGCGTACATAGCGCCAAGCTTTTGGATATTCTCCGCGGCTTCCTGGTACCGTTCTTTCGGCACCGTATACCCAAATCCTACCTTTTTGATTTTGCTCATGCCTTTTCTCCTCCCTCCGGCTCTTCCGGCAATCCGCGCCATTCCCAGTGGTCGCCTCCGCACCCGTAACAACGGCATTTTTCCTCACATCTATCGCACCAGTGCGCAACGTCTGTCCCGGGCTTGACGCATACCGCACAATTTTTGCACGTATCGCAATCTTTTCCATTTTTAGCAATCTCGAGCAGCGCGTCCCTCTCGGCTTCGGCCTTTTCCCGCTGAGCGTTCAGCTCTTTTACCATCTCCCGCAGGTACGTGACTCTTGCATTCAGCGAGCGCTTCGCCGGTTTCGAGGCCGAAACGTTGCGCAGCGCCCGGTTCTCGGCGGTAAAATGCTCAAGCTGAGTCGCAGCCTCGCGCAGGATCTGACAACCGCGGACGCTGCAATTGTGCTCGTACCCGCAGCCGAAGCAGGCAAGGGAGCCGGTCTCAACGCGAAGGCGCGCCAGCGCTTCCAGAAGATCATTTGTCGTCATCGCCGAACACCTCCACGATTGTTTTCCCGCAGAACTTCCACTCCGGGCAGGGGCAGCATAGGTCGCCTTTTTTGCACGATGCGCCCCAGGCGCACGTCCGGCAGATTTCCGGGACGTAGGTAAGCGCTGCGTCGCGCTCTTTTTCAAGTTTCTCGGCCTTGCGAATGCTAAACAGCGTCAGCGTCACGCGCAAAATGGCGTACACGCACACCGCGCGGAGGGCAAACTCGACGGCGATGACGATGGCGGAAACGGTATTGCTATTCATCCGCGCCGCCTCCTTTCCGGAGCTCAAAAAGGTTCGAGAAGCCGCAGCCGATTGCCCGGCAGAGCTTCTTCGCGGTCTTGATCTGGCACGGCTCGCCGCGGAAGACGCGCGAAACGGTCGGCTGGCTCAGACGGGCGGCAGCTGCGATCTGCGCCGCACTGGTGGCCCGCAGCACGTCATATGCTGCGCCGGGCTTTGCGATGATTTTACTCATGGTCTACCTCCTCACATTCTTCCTGCCGGACGATCGTCCGGTGCTTTTCGTCGAGCGTCACAATGTAAGTTGCGCGAATGCCGTCGCAGCACTGGCGCTTTTGTGCTTTGTAGATCTTCCCAGGCTTGAGCTGGAATTCCGGGAAGACCGGCAGCGGCTTCGGTACGCGGATGCGGACCGGGACGGCCTCCTTCTTGCGGTACTGCGCCGGGACGTAATTTTCATTTTTCGCCCGCAGGTAGCACTCCCGGCAGCAGTAGACCTGATTACCCTTGTACGTTGCGAACAGATTGCCGCAGCCGGGACATTGCCGGAACAGCTGCCTGCTCATATAGAGCCCTCCTCTTCCGGCGGCAAAGGCAGCCAGCGCAGAACGTGCGGTCCGTTGTCCGTCAAAAGTCCGGCGTCATATACACAAAGCTCGCCGCCTAAGGCCGTGTCGACATCGTAGTTTTTTCGTCCCTCGATATCCAGCAGCAGCAACACCTGCCCGTCCGGGTAGTCGGTATCCGTGCGCCATAAAAGCGTGTCAGGCTTGGACCCCGGCGAAAGTTCGTCCGTCAGCCCCAGCAGATAGTCCGCCGAGCACTTGAGCTTTTCGCAGAGCTCGGGCACGTGCTTCGCGTCCGGGTCGAGGACGTCCGTTCCGTAAAAATAATCGTCGCCGAAGTCCCCGTTTGCGTAAGCGCGGATTTTCTCGACGGTCTTATCCGCAGAATAATTCGCAAAAGCGAGTTTTACATCGTCCGCGAGACCGGCCGCGTCGATGGCTTTCACGAGCCGCGCCGCCTTGAGCTGGATGGCAACCCGGTAAACGCGCTGTTGATTTTCCTTCGCGGTTTCCTCTTCCCGTTTCTCGTCGGCGTTTTTGTCGGTTCGATACTGTTTGGCGCGTGCGCACATCTGGTCGCAGACGGGATGGCAGCCGCGCGCTTTCGCGCCATACTTGCAGTCCATGCAGCACAACTCACCTTTGCACTGCGGCGTCCAAGAGCCGCACGTCGCGTCATGCCGAAGCGTCGCGTCGTCTCTGGAACTCGGACAAAGCTTCCTGTCGGGGCAGTGCAGGAGCATGCTCGGGCGCCACTTTGCGCCGCTCTTTGCGAGACCCCGCACCTGCTCGATTCCGGCAGATGTGGGGAACTCCTTCGTCCGGGCAAACGCGTCACGAAGGCGCATCTGCAAGGCGATCTCGCACCGCGCAAGCTCCAACGCTGTCGCGTCCGGGAGTTTGCCTGCTGCCCACTGCGCCTTGAAATCCTGAATCAGGTTTTCTTCGATCATGTGGAGGTTCGCGAGCTTTGTCTTGCTGACGTTGCAGGCTTCCGCGACATGATCGCGCATCCTGCCGGGGAACTCCACGCCCTGCTCCTTGAGGTCGTAGAGAAGCCGCTCGACGCGCTGCGCCGCCTGGCTGATCTCCGCGCTTGTCAGCACGCGTGCGGTGGAGTTTGCCATGATGAGTTCCAGCTCCTCCATGGCTGCGCTCTTCGGGCTCCGGACGAAAACCGGCACTTTGCGAAGATCCGCGCGTCCTTCCGCAACCAGCGCCCGGACGGCTGCCGTGCGCCGGTGGCCGGAAATAAGGCGGTACTTGCCGTCCTCCGCCGGTGTGACCGTCGGCGGGTCCATAATGCCGGACAGCGCAATGGAGTTTTTAAGGTCTTCGAGTTTATCTTCGTCGACCGCGTAAAAGTTCGCGTCGTTGCCAACAAGATCGTCAATGTCGACCTGCATGAGCTCCCGACCGGTGTCAGACTTGGACACCGCCTGCACCTGCTGGGCAAAAATGCTTGAAACGTCAAATGCCATCACCAAAGCCCCCCCTCAGAATCTCGTCCATGGTCACGGGCGGCTGGATGTACTCCTGCACAAATGCCCGGTAATCATATCCGGCTGCCGAGTACGGCGAGTAGACCGTGATCGGCTTGCGCTCGAAGGTCATCTCGTCGATCTTGTCGGTGCGGCGGATGTGCTGCTCAAAGACCGGCAGGATGCCGCACTCCCGGAGACTTCCCTCCGCTTCCAGCACGACCGGCGTGTTGCGCCACATGGTGATCAGCGCGCCCGCGATCTTGAGTGCGGGGTTAATCTTGTGCATGTTGTCAATCTGGCGCGAGACGTTCGCAAGACCGCGCAGGCTGAATGCATCGAGTTTGATCGGGATGATTACTTCGTCCGACGCGAGGAGCGCCGCGGCGCTGGCGGCGTTGAATGCCGGCGGGCAGTCAAAAATAACGTAGTCATACGCATCGTCCTCGCGGATGGCGTCGCAGAAGCCTTTGAGGCAGCTGCCGTTCACGCGATCTCCGATGGACGATAGATCTAAGTCCATCAGCGCATCGGACGCCGGGAGCATGTCCACGCCGTAGACCGTCTCGGAGATGTTGTCGGCGTAATATGCCTCGCATGTTCCAAGCATTACGTCCGCCACGCCGTAAAGCCCCGGCTCAGTGAGCCCGTAGAACTCCGTCGCGTTGCACTGGCTGTCGCAGTCAGCAAGCAGCACCCGCTTTTTGTGGTCGGCGGCAAGAATGTATGCCATGTTGACGCTCGTGACGGTCTTGCCGACGCCGCCCTTGAGGTTCAGAATGGAAATTGCCTTCATGATTTTGTCCTTTCTTCATCCGGGCAGTTTGAACTGCTCGGGGATATCGTCGTTGCACGGCTGCCAGCGCTTGTCCTGCGGAGGAAGCGGCGCTTGCGCGGCAGATTTGCGGAAGGTCTGCGTCTGACCGTCGAAGGTCAGCATCAGCGCGATGTTCGCCTCACCCTCCTTGTTTTTCGCGATGTTCAGGATTCGGCGGCTGCGGCTGTTGTCCGGCTCTTCACGGTAGAGAAGCATAACGACGTCCGCGTCCTGCTCGATCTGACCGGACGAGCGCAGCGCCGAGAGCGTCGGGGGGGGGGGGCGGGCCGGCCTCCCTTTCTGCTGTGCCTCCGGCGGGGCGA